TCGTCGTAATATTTCTTTTTCGTTTCCTCTAAAAAGTTTTTTGCTTTTGCAATCTCTTCTTTTTTAGCGAGTTTTTTCTTTTTGACGTCACGCTCTTCGTCAAGATCTGTATCAAAATGGAAGTTGTCTTCCATTATAAAATCTATTTCTTCAGAATCTAAATGTGGTTTAGTTTTTCTGTAGTATTCTTTTAATAAAGCTGTATCATCTACATTACTATAATCAGCATTTAATCTTGTATAATCTTCAATAGTTCCTCCAGTTTCTTCCATAAAAGTAACTAGCTTTTCAATATTTTCAGGTAAAGCTTTGCCTAATACTTTTTCATCTCTTATAGCTTCTTTAACTTCTTTTGTTACTTTTTTTACTTCTTCTTCAGTTACTTCTTTGATTGGAGAAAACCCTTCAACATCCTTGTCGGACTTTTGTACAGGTTCTCCCATCTCTGTGCTATCTCCGGATGATTCTTCCACAGGTACTTCCTTTGTTTCTCCGATTTGAATGGCATCTTCTTTTTCTTTAATAGGTTCGTTTGGTATTGTAACCTTAATAACATCACTTGGTACTTCTACCAAAGGTTCTTTAAGATTAACTTTTACAACTTCTTGTTCTTTGTTACCTAATTGTTTAGGTTTTGTAGGTTTAGACTTTATTTTAAAGTCACCTTCCTGCTTAACAGGTTCATTTGTTTTTACTTCTGACATAATATAATATAATTAAATAATTAATAATTAGACGTTAGGCATCATTGCTGCCCCGTCTTGTTCTTCAAAGTTTATTGGTAATAAATCGTTTTGTCTTTGATCTATCATTTGACTTTGCTGTGTACCTTCTAATTTAATACGTTTATCTTTGCGATCTTCTATTTCAGCTTCTTTTTCGCTAGTGGCTTTCATGTCCATTTGTTTTAACTGCATGTCAAATTTGTGTTGCATTTGCATTTGCTGTTGTTTTATCTGAGCAGCAATTTGCATACGTTGTATTTCCATTTGATTATTAGCTTGTTCAAATTGTACTTTAGAACCTGATATAGCNTCTTGTTTTTGTACTTCAGACATTGCAATTTTTTCAGCAGCATCAGCTTGAGCGTTTGCTTGAGCTTGGGATTGCTGTATAGCGTTTTGTTGTTCTTCTCTACCTTTTTTCTTGCGCTTAATTTTAAGCATTTGATTGGCTAACTTAAGGTTTTTAATTTGCCTTAAATCTATAGCATCTTCTAAATCAATACCACCTTGTTGTAAAGCCACTTGGATATTTTGCTCTAATTGTTGTTGCTCTTCTTCATCTGGTTCTAATTCTAAAAATATACCAAAATCATGTAAGTTTAAATTACTTATTTCTGTTAACGTATTAACGTTATAATTAGATATATTGTTAACTAAAGACTCAGCTGTAAGAGGAAACTCTAAAGCATCTGCTATTTTTAAAGCTATATTTTCTGCTATTCTTAATGTTACGTACAAGCTAGCTTGCTTTATATGCCTAGTAGCAGTGTTTGAAGCATTAGCAGCAATTTTTTGCAAACCTACTAATGTTTGTTTATCTGGTGTACTACCATCTCTAGCTTCGTTAAGACCAGTTACATCTCTTATCATTTGTAAGTAATACTGATAAGTTTGTATTAAGCTTTGTATCTTGCCTTGACCACTAGAGCTGTTTAATTCTTGTATAGGTACTTTACCTTGGTTGATGTCACCGTCTTGTGTAAGTGATCTACCTACAATAGAACCAGTTTGAAAATACATGTTTAATGCTTCTGCTGGATTATAGTTTGTTCCATTACCTAAATCAACTTCAGCTAATCCGTCCATGTCTAAATATACACCATCTGGTACCATTTTAGACATTACCTGTTGTAGTTTTAAATGAGTAAGCTGTATCATGTCAGCAAAACCAATACATTTACTTACAAGTGATTCTATACGTCCTTTATATATTCTAGGTGCACATATAGAATAATTCATTTCTACTTTAGTTGTATCAGCAAGAGGTCTAGACATGTTTTCTGCTAGTTCCCATTTAAGCATTGTATCAGTACCTAGAACTTTAGCCCCACTGTACAATACTTCAATAGATCTTGATACTCTTTCAAAACTGTCATTTTCTGGCGGATTAAATGTATCATCTTTTTCTAAAGCTTTCATTAATCCTTGGTCAGTTTGTTTTATTTTAAATACTTGATTAGAATATGTTTTATAATCAAAGTACATAACTTGAACAGTGTTTTCGTCATAACCACCCCATCCAGTAACATATGATCTATTACCTGGCATTTTTTGTATACGCTCTAGTTCTTTTTGGCTAATGTTTGGAAATTCTTTTTTAAGTTCTGGTATAGTTATTGATTTAACTTCACCAACGTAATATATGTCTTCAAAATTTGGATCTTCAGTGTAAGAATAAACTAAATAAGCAGGATCTACATAATCAACAGTTATTCCTTCTGCTGTATTAAAATTTGTTTTAGCAGCAGCAATACCACAAACCGTTAAATCCATATTTAATCTACGTCTAACAAGATCATATTTGTTTTGCGCTAACACAGATGATATAGCTTCTTCTTCTGCTATTTCAATTGATTGCTTATAGCTAAGCTGCATGTGTAATTCTAGTTCTTCTGGTGACTCAGGCAAAGTACTAGGATCCATGCTTTGAAACAAACTTATACCTAAAGTATCTTTTAATCCATTTAAGTATTCTCTAGCTAACATATCTTCTTGTATTTTAGAAGCGTATTCTGTTCTAGCTTTTACAGATTCAGGATCTTGAGCGTAAGCTTTTATATCGTAACTTTTAGCTGAAATACCATTAACAACAATATCAACAAATTTAGATAATATAGGGACTGGTTGCCAGTCTAAATTAAGATAAGACAAATCACCATTTATAGATAATTCATCTTTGTATTTTTGCACACTTTGTTCTCCACGAGCATACAGTCTCAATTGGTGAAATTGATTCCAATTAGTTAAATATCTATTACCAGAAGTTCTTCCTGAGCGAAACCACTCGTACTCAATGGCCATAGCAACTTGACTTCCATATTCAATACTTGCTTTTTCAGCATCACTCACTACTTGACTAGGGAAAGCACTATTGGTATTAGTATATATATTCATTAATTTATAATTTTTGATAAAGTTCCTTTGTTGTCATATCTTTTTATTCCAAGATCAACTGGTTTTAATTCAATTTTATTAACAGGTAAGTACCTATGTTTGTTGCAAGCCATTAAAGCTAGGCCAGAACTAATAGAAGCATCATGTGTTGTTCTATTGTTTATATTAAATTGAGACCAATCTTCTAACGTTCTTTGGAAATATACATCTCCATAACCTGTTTCTTTTAGTCCTACAAAATGCTCTATATAAGTTTCTATAGCTGAAGCATGTGCTTGTTTTATATCTTCACTAGAGTTAGGTATTCCACCTATTTCTCTTTCTGTAACAGATAGTTTATTTCTTTTTTTATCAGGTCTATTCATTGAAAAACCTCTATAACCTCTACGTTTAAAATAGTAAAGTAATCTAGGTTTATTATTTTCTGCTAATATTGGCATACCATAAAATACACAAGCCATTAGTACGTCTTCAAAAAATATTTCAGCTGTTTGTGGTCTAGCTATATATTCTAAGAAAAAATGATTTGGCGGTACTTCTTCCATGCTAAACTTAGTTAATCCATGTAAAGATCCGTTAGATCCTTTGCCGTCAACAGTTCCTGATATATCATATGGATCACAACCAAAAGCACCACAGTGCTCATTACCTGGATAATTAATTCCATTTTTTATGAATCTTTTGTTTTGTAATTGTATAGGTGGAACCCATGTTATAAAAAACCTACCTTGTTTGCTTGGCGCAAATATTACTCTTGTATCTTTTTCACCATTTTCCCATTGGAAATTTCCTTGTGTTACAGAGAGTGAATTTTTTAAATCCTCATTAAAATCTATTTGTTGATAGATCTTAGTTAGATTAAATAAAGATTGTTTTGATTCATCTCTAAAAGCATGCTTAGTAGTACGTGGAAACTGTCTATAAAATTCGTTTAATCCATCTTGATCATCTTTAAGACCTTCTACCTCATTGTCCCAGTACTCAATAACCCCAATTTTGATTGGCGTTCCATCAGGTCCACACACTTGTTCTGATGGGGTATCGAAGACAGGATAGCCATAAGAATCAATGTATCCTTCGTAATTCCATTCCATAGGTATGAACAAAGAATAGAGTCCTGAACGGGTTTGTCCATTTGCATTTCTTTTCTTAACGTCTGAGTCATCATATAATTTTTTAAAATTTCTACCTCCTTTGTCTAAAGCATTTGATGTTGATCCCATCATACACTTTCCAATAACTTTTGATCCTAGTCTAAGGGTGGTTTTCGTAACACGCCAGTTGTTGAGGATGTTGTTGGGCTTTTCCCACTTCCCCGATTCATCATGGACGAGGAGCCTGAGCTTCTCACCATCGTAGGCATTATCACCTGTGTTTTTCCAGTCGATCGTGGTGTCCAACCC